CCCTTGTGGGACGGTGAAAAACCAATGTGTGCTTTCTTTACTAAAGACATTAGTAGACAAAGCGAAATGATTGACCACTATAAACTATTATAATATGGGACTACTTAAACCTGGTGCAACCTACGTATATGAGCGTACTAACGAACGGATATATGCTCGAGAAGTTGGGAACGATGAAAAAACCCTTGTGGGATATTATATGCCAAACAGACCAGTACAATACGATCTAATTGAAACACAACTTTGGCAAGACATTGTCTATGCTGGAAAGAGCAACCCCGCCTTGCAAAAAGTTCTAGATCGTGCTATACTAATATATAACACAATCAAAGACAGCAATGAGTGATAAACTAACAATCAAAGATGAAACAGCAGCCATTGATATGGGTGCTAGAGATCTGTGGGATAATTTCACTGATGAGCAGAGAAAACAAATTAGCTTTTATCTGCTAAATCGGTATGCTAGTTCAATTAAAACATCTGACAGAGATGCTCAAGAATTGGCTGTGTTTACTACAAATGAATACTTTAATAAACATTACTTCTCATTAACCAAGCATCCTAAGCTTCTTTGGTATTTGCTTTGTATGACAGGTAATGCTGAAAAGAAATTATATTTTCACGAGTGGATTGGCTACAAAAAGAAAACTGGCGATAGCAAAGTTTACAAGTTTTTAGAAACACTATACCCCGACATGAAGGACGATGAACTTGAGCTGAAGTCTATGCTAATGGACACTAAGGAAGCTAAAGAACTTGCAAGAGACATGGGCATGTCGGAAGAAGAAATTAAAAAGATTCTATGAATTTAGATGTTTTTGAAAAAACAAAAAGGATGAAAATATCAGTGACAGCAGTTGAAAAACCATATGTGTGTCAATACTGCGGAAGTGCTTATGTTAAAGAAAGTACACTTACTGTTCATATGTGTGAACAGAAGCGTAGACATCTCGCGAAGACAGACAAGCACGTTCAACTAGGATATCAAACTTATATTAGATTCTTTCAGTTAAGTCAAAAAGCAAAGAATACAAAGACCTATGAAGAATTTGCCAAGAGCCAATACTACAATGCATTTATTAAGTTTGGTAGTTTCTTGAGCAATGTTAACCCGCTTTACTTAGATCGATACATTGATTTTGTTGTTACGAGTGGGGTTAAACTTGATCATTGGTGCAGAGAAGAACTATACTACAACTACGTATTAGATTTAATTAAAAAAGAATCTGCAGAAGTTGCACTACAGCGTAGTATTAATACTATGATAGAATGGGCAAATAATAATAACAGTCAATGGAATCATTACTTTAAATACATTAGCCTCAATAGAGCAGTATATGATATTAAAGACGGAAAAATTAGCCCTTGGTTAGTATTAAACTGTGACACAGGTCGAGCTATGCTTGGCAAGCTCAACGACGAACAATTAGGAATTATTTTTGAAGTAATGAATCCGGATTTTTGGGCCAAGCGATTTAAAACATATCCTGCCGATTTGACACTAGTCAAACAGGTAGTTGAAGAAGGAGCCCTATGAGGAAACTGAAAGACGGTACGAAAGCTAAAGAATTAAAAGAGCCAGTTGTATTGACAATTATAACAAAGTGTCCAGAAAAATGGATGCTAGCAGACAAAGAGACTGGTGAAGTTTACGTGCCATATCTTACAGAAGGTCCGCTACAATGGAAAAAGATTGCAACATGGGACGGTAAAGATGCCTGATATTGATATTGACTTTGCTGATAGAACACTAGCACTAAAACTGTTTCAACATACAGTTGCAAGTCGTGACGACCACGGAGAAGTTAAAGCACACAATACTGGTATATATGTTACAGACATACCTAAAGACATACGAACAAACTTATCAACAATAGATTACAAAACAGCAGAAGACAGAGGCTATTTTAAAATTGATTTCTTAAATGTAAACGTTTACAACCAAGTTAAAAACGAAGAACATCTTAAATTTTTAATGGAGCAAGAGCCACTATGGGATTTACTATTACAAGAAGAGTTCGTGAATCTGTTATTTCATTTGAACGGGCATGGGGAGGTACTGAAGAAGACTTGCCCTACTTCCGTGGAACAATTAGGTGCGGTCCTCGCTATGATCCGCCCCGCCAAGAGACACTTGATTGGGAAGACATGGCCGGAGATTATGACGGAAGTTTGGACGAAACCGACTACTGATGAATATTACTTTAAGAAGGCACACGCTATTGCCTATGCTATGGCTATTGTTGTGCAGATGAATTTAATTTGCGAAAGTATAAGCGCCGGCGGCAGTTAACGTCTTGGTTTAACCAGTTGTATCATTTTGCGTTTAACACGCTTGATAGCCATATTGTGTAGATTGATTGTAGGACCAAATACTACATTTACGTCCTTAGTATTCATGGTCATAATGGAGTAACGATAGGGCTCCATTTCTTGTTTTAAGAAAATGCTAATTGGAATACTACGATTAGATTCCCACCACCACACTTCTCCAAGTTCTAAAAAGTGTTTGCGTTCCTCTTCAGACCGCAATTCTTCGTAATTATAGATACTAGTTACGTACTGATCTTGGTTGATTACGACCCCTACGTATTCTACGCCACCGTAATGCACAACTGAAATAAAAGGGAAGTTTTCTCTGATCTCTTCCGTAAGTTTTACCATAAATACTGTATGACCTTCATATAAGTGAAAAAATAGTCCAATGCAAAAAATTCAATTTTATTTAGTTCCAAATAGAATCACAGTCACGACAGATATGGCAGGATTTACAACGGAGTTTAGAAAAGTGTATCAACGTACAATTAAATTATACAAGGGTATAGATAATACTCTTCAGTTCGAAGTTAGATCAGCAGATCAACAACGACAAAACGTAGTAGGATCGCAGATTGTAGTACAGTTCCTTGACTCTACTCGTAAAGAAGTGTTTAATACAACTGGTAGCGCCATCATGAGTATGCCTGGTATGTTACAGGCAACTATTCCAGCAGCCTTGATGTCTGATGTTAGTCCTCAAGACCTAAGCATTGTTGCTAAACTAGTTAATATAGATACTGAGGCAGAATCTATCCTATATAATGATAGCCAATTTGGATTATCTGGCACATGCCAACTTTTAGAAGGTTACGATACTGTGCCAACACACCAAGACGAAGCTATATGTTTTAACTATGAAGTTGACAAACGAGCATATACTAGCGAGCTAGTACAAGTCGGGTCTGGAATCAATGATGTGGCAACTAGAGATATGACTGTCGAATTAGTTGGAGATTTTTTAGGTACTATTCATGTAGAGGTAACTAAAGATAAAAGCACAGCAATTGGTAATAAATGGGTTAGATTAGAAGATTGGGATCTTAATGTAGACAATCCGACAAAGACATATTCTGATGTAGATTATCGATTTGTTCGATTTATTCACGATGGTGGCGGCCCTGGGTTTGGTGCAACATTTAACATTGTATTAAACAACGGAGTATATGAGTTAGTCAATGTTATTATACGCGGCCAGGACTATCGAATTGGTGATCAATTACGTATTCTAGGCAGTCAATTAGGCGGGGACGATGGCGTTAATGATTTGGTTATTACTGTTCAAAACGTCAATACATACCCTTTAGGAAGCCTCAATACTATTACCGGTCTTACATGGTCTGGAACTGGTACAGGTACTGGATACTTTAGAAATGTGCCAGCAAATAAGATCAGTTCGTTCAAGACTGTTGACAAAATAATCGTAAGAAGTTAAACTATACTTGATGAGTATAGTCGACACAATCTATTCGTACCTTCCGGCAAAACGCAAGAACACTCCAAGTGGTTGGACCAAGTTCAACGCAGTCTGTTGCCCACATAATGGAAACACTCCAGATACACGGCAACGCGGCGGCATTATTAGAAATGGAGACGGTGTTAGCTATCATTGCTTTAACTGCGGATTCAAAGCCAGTTACCAAGCAGGGCGTCATTTAACACGTAAAATGAAACAGTTGCTCCAATGGTTAGGAGCACCAGACGATGCTATTAATAAGATCAGTTTGGAAGCACTAAAGGTTGAAGCAGATCAAAAAGAACTAGAAGCAGTCAGCTTGCCTACGCTACCAGACAAAGAGTTGCCCAAGGATTGTCAAACACTAGAGCAGGCACTGATGTCCAATCCTGAAGCAGTAATTGCCGTAGCAGACTATATACTGACCCGGGGGTTTGACATTAGGGGCGACTGGATGTGGAGTCCAGAATTACCGGATAGATTAATCATACCTTTCCGATATGAGGGGCGTATTGTAGGCTATACCGGACGTAAAATTACAGACGGCAAGCCTAAGTATCTAAGTGAACAAACACCAGGCTATGTGTTTAATCTAGACGCACAGAATACAGACAAGCCAGTAGTCGTTGTAGTAGAAGGACCACTTGATGCACTATCTATTGGTGGGGTTGCTATCTTAGGTGCAGACATAATGGACAAGCAGGCCATGTTGATTAATCGACTAGGCAAGCAGGTCATTGTAGTTCCGGATAGAGACTATGACGGTTTACGTACCGTAGAACGTGCTATGGAGCTGGGCTGGTCTGTTAGTATGCCTGAATGGACTGATGGAGTTAAAGATTGTAACGATGCAATACGTACCTACGGGGATATATGGACTGCCTATTTGATTATGCAGTCTGTAGAAACAACAGAATTAAAAATCAAACTACGAGCTAAAAAATGGTTCGATGGGATAATATAATTATATGACAACAAGACAAAATACAGACTACGGTTACGATATTCAAAAGCTATATCTAGAAATGATGCTAAGTGATGCCAGCACATTTGTTCGATGCCAAAGTATTTTTGATAGCTCGCTGTTTGATCGTAAACTACAATCGCCAGCAGAATTTGTCAACAACTATGTGACAGAACATAATGCTTTGCCTACATATGAAATGGTAG